CCCTGCATCTATAAGGGCATTATACACGGTTGTGCGGTCACTGCGAATAGCTTCTCGCATATAAAATGCAACCACTTTTTCCATGTGCTTTTGGAACGCTTTTGCCTGATCCCTTATAGCAGGGTGTGCATCGTCAGATACACTAATTAGTTTTTCTACACAGCGTTCTGCAACCTCATCGGGACTAAATCCTCGATTTTGTGTTGTTTGTACATTGACGATTGGATCGTCTGTTACGTTAAAATCTAATTTAAACATTATTGTTTCGGCCTTATTACTTTACCAACGCGATACTCTTGCGTGGTTTCTTTTGCTTCTCCTAACATTTTAAGCCCAATTAACGCCTCTTGAAAGCGTTGATTGTATTGAGCCATCATGTCGGGTTCCCCTTTCATAAAAATATACGCTTCTACTAAAGATCCATACAGAAGTGAAAGCTCTGCATTCTCGCTTAACCAAGTTGTTGCCGTTCCAGCTCCAGATGTAAGACTGGCTGGCCTAAACATATATTGCACCTCAACGCTATAATCAGCATCAGGGGTTGGTGCTAGAATAAAATTTCCCACGTCGAATTGCGCGTAGTATTTTGGTTTTCCTGTTACAGTATAATCAGGGTTGTAAACTTCAATGAAAGATAAATCTTTGAATTGAAGAAACTCTTTCTTCCCACTGGAAGTTATTGTGATCGAAAAAGGCGCTAAAAAATCACTTGGCGCCCCAAGATATTGATTTCCAGAAGCCATTGACCCTACTTGGTTTTTCATAAACAAATTTAATTGAACATTTTTTAAAATACGTTCTTCCGCAGCTCGTATGAATATTGGAAGATTGTTTACGAAAGTCGCTTCCGAGTTTTCCGTATAATCTTGAATTGCTTGTTTTAAACCGTCGTATGTAAAACTCATGGTGTGTTCGCTTGGCCTCCCATACCTGAATGGTTGGTACAATAGTAATGCAATGTGGGCGCCCCAGAAGCAACTGTTATCTTCGTATAGGCTCCTGCACTGCCCGGCGTTCCTGTTGTGGTTACACCCGTGGTGTAAGGCACACCCCCGCCATGTGTACCATTTGGAGTTGTGCTAAAGCGTAAGGGATGTGAACTATTGCTGGAGTCACTCTGATCAAACCAATACGTGCTACCCTCATTTAATGTAAGTGTTGGAGACACAGCCCCATTGATATAATATTTATTACCACTTCCGTATGCGTTTGTACCTGTAGCAACAGTAACCGCATAATTAGTTACGTTTGTTGTAACCGTCACAGATCCAGCAGAAGCCGTAGCAGCAGATCCTGTAACTACGGCAATTACATTTGCTATTAAAGTAGTTACAGATCCAGCAGAAGCCGTGCTACTAAATCCTGTAACTGGAACACTTATACTTCCCGCCGCCGAAACTGAAACAGACCCTACAGATGGAGTTAAAAAAGCGAACCCAGAAATAGAAACTGTTGTTGAGGAGGGAACAATTACTGTTACGCTTCCAACCTGTCCTGTGCCTTGTGTCCCAAGCGTCTCAGGAAAGAAAAGAGTAACGGTGCCGACCTGACCAGTGGCAACAAGATCATTATCAGGAGTAATACCCGAAACCTCTCTAAAACCGACTGGATTAAAACCATACTGAGTGCTCCTTTGTCGATTTAATTCAACGTCGGGACGTGCGTCTTTTAAAGCTTGTGCATCAGAGGTGTCACGCAAAGGCTCTAGTTGAGGATGCTTTGCCTCCCATTCGTCGGCACCAACTAGCAAACCTGTCCATTCTTTCCGCATTCTATTTAGCGGATACCTAAAACCCGATCGGTCTGAAATTCCGTATGCTTTTCTACCAACCGCATATTTTGACATCAGTTCACCCTGTAATAGTCCAAGCTAGGCTGCACATTAAAAGACGCCCGATCCCTGTCTTCTGTCATTGCGCGCTCGACCTCTTCTTCATACACGGCCTTCAAAAGTTGAATTCTGTCTGGCGCACGTTTAATTGCTAAATAATAAGAAAGCCCTGCGGCCAAACAGGGGTAAAATCTAAAAGGAACATCTAATGTATTGATAGCCGTTCCTGCATCGTCCATACGAATTAAACGATCAAAAACAACAACATCCGTGCTATTATCGGGTGTCGGCCAAACCTTTAAAACAGGCTCTATTTGTCGATCTACAAAAAACTGTGATACACGAGCCTCTGTGCTTTTATTTGGGATGTTTAAATAATCGTCACGACTTACTCTATTTAAACCAAAGTCTGTTCCATCTCTACGCACCACAGCAGAAAGAATGTCTATTGTGTTTGTGCCCAAAGAGTAATTTGCAGTCCCTTTTGTTAAGGCTTGTGTCGTTTGCTCTACCGTCCACTGATTTATGCCTCGGTTTGCCCATTCCGCCAACATTAGGTTAAGCGACCTCTTAGCCGTTTGAACATCATATCCAGTGCGAACTTCAAGGCCACACCGCTCAAAGGCTTCTTCAATATAATCTGTTACGTTTAATTCAAACGTCGTTGTGCCAGAGGTCGCCATGTTTTACTTCTTCTTTTTCTTAACCATGCCACCGCCGCGCATTTTCTTAACCATGCCACCGCCGCGCATTTTCTTAACCATACCGCCGCCGCGCATTTTCTTAACCATACCGCCGCCACGCATTTTTTTAGCCGCTGGTGCTTTTTTTCTCGGTCTCATCGCCATTTTTCAGTCTCCTGTATAAAGTTTCACGCTGATTAAAAATTTCATCGACATTGTAGTCTTTTTTATACTTATCATAATATCCTAGTCCACGCAAAGTATTAGCGGCTTCTTGTATTTTAGAAAGCTTTTGAAGAAAAATCATTGCGTAAGGGGTGTTAATATGAGGTTCAAAGGAACCGTCGTCGATGAGATCATTGCTGTCGTCATCAGGGTGAAAACCCATAAGCCATAGGTCTCTTTGTCCGAATATACCCTCTGAAATGGCTTCATTATAAGACTCTAACTCCCCATGAAAAGACTCTGCATCTCTTCTGAAAAATTGGTCAACAATAATAACCAAATCAAGAGAAGCAGAAAAATTGCTCATACAACTAGTCAGAGCTTGACTGCCTCCGTATTTAAAAACAATCGCCACGCGATTGTCTAACCAAGCTTTTTTTGCATAAGGGCAAGGGGGCATGTTATTAAAATAAGGTGATTTTTTTTCCAAAGCAAAGGCAGACCAAGCTCTTATTTCTTCGCAAATAGCTTTTTCGTCCCCGACATAAAAATTATGTACATTGCTCATTGACATACGGAGCCCTTTGTATGTTTTCTTCTATTTTCCATAACAGCACCACAACCTCGCGCTACAACCGCCCCTTTGACTTTTTTGCCGTTGTAAGGACGTTTTCTTTTCTGAGGTGAAATAATTTCCCCACCACGCGCAGCCATCTTAACCTCAGCGGATTTGGTATTTGCAACAACCGTCTTACCTTTGGCGCCAGCTTTTTTCTTTTTCTTTGCTGTTGAAGCTAGTTGGGACTTTGATAACGATCTTGCCTTGGAGCGCGGCAAACACCGATCAGGGTTTTTCTTATCCTTTGAAGTTCCGCATTCGCCCTTTACTTTACCATCGGTGCCAATACGAACCCAGTCTTGATCCAACCATTTTTGCAGCTCGCCCATTATGCTTTCGCTTTCTTTTTACCTTTTGAACCCTTCGCGTAATTTGGATCTTTACAATACTTTGACGCTGCTAAATTTGCATAGGCAGAAGGGTAAGTGTCAAAAGTTCGCTTTGCCCAAGCTTTACCAGCGGGACATATTTTACTTCCTTTACTTTTCTTAGAAGCTTCTCCGCCTTTTCGAAAATAAGATAAGCCACGTGGAGTTTTCATTTTAGATGTTCCCGGCATTATAAAAACCTTTCTGCAATAGCTGCTGCAACAATTAAACCTGCAATACCCCATAACCGCATGTCTAATTTATCCAGTTGTTTTTCAATACGTTCGAATCGCCTATTCGACTCTTTTTCGTGTTTTTCCATTAAACTTAAAACTTCCGCAACTTTCATCAACATTTCCACCTTTTTCGAGCTTGCCGTAGTCTTGAATTAGGGTTTTTTGCGGCTTTTGGAAATTTTTTCATTTGACCAGCAGATCTAGCGCAAAAAGACTTGCGCCTCTTAGCCGCCTTGCTTCCGCGCTTGACCTTGCCAGTAACAGCAGTCTGTAGCTTAGAGCCGGGGTTCTTTCTCCGATACGCGGCTACACCTGCCTTCGTCATTCCCGCCCCTTTACTGGTGGGGCGAAAATTCTTTTTGTTACGTTTTGGCATATTATCACGTTTACGTTCTGCCATTGTACTTACCTTAGTTAAAGAAGAACGTGGCCGCTGTAATGTTTGTCAGAGTAGACACGTGAATATCGCTTACACGAATGCCGTTAGATGGAATGTTTACCGAATGAGTATCAGAAGCATTAAAGTCTAAATCAAGAACTGTTGTCCCGCCGCTACCGTCAGTGACGGTAAGGCGAGGCGTACCAGAACCTGTTTTAATTTGTATCTGACGAATACGAGCAGGTCCGACTGCAAGCGAACCCGTTGCTGTAATTCTTTTTGATTTGACATCAGAATCAGACATTTAGGTTTCCTTTTCTATACGTCGTCAATTAAAGCTGCCACTATACATGTTGCTGCGGCGTTGCTTGAACCATCATGACCAATTGCATGAATGTTTTCTACGGTTGTATTTGGTAACCGTGCGAAAAAAGACTCATTTGGACTAATCTTTACAGCGTCCGCAAGAGTTGCTGCTGCGGTGCCGCCATCAAAGCAAACATAAATATGATTAGCTGCATCCGTATTTTTTATGTACAGAAACTCAACTATATCAGTACCTGCTGTTATTGCTGTTGGTGCAACGTTAGCATTTACTGCGGTATAGTCAGTGAAATAACCCGCAATCAAATCTGTGCTTGATGATGTAACACTCGTTAGTTTGTAATACCATTTATCGTTCGCATCTTTTGGCGAAACAGTGGTAGTGGCCTCAATAGTTTTAGCTATCTCGTCCGGTAGAACTGTAGTTTTCATAACTACTGTAGCTGCATCTGCCATGTGTTACCTCCTATTAAGCGGTTGGTGAATCAGATGAAATACCAAAGAACTTCAAAGATAATACACCACCAGCACCCGCAGTGCCAGAAATTACTACTTCAACTTCATCAGGAGTTTCGGTTGCGGCGGTTGTTGCACCACCTGACATTCCCAATGCACCATTGCATGGAAAAAATCCTTTAAAACCCGTTGAGTTTATCGCAACAGATATACCATCAACAAAGCCGTCTGTGTCTGCGTCTGTGCCAATATCAACAAGGTTAACAGCGTTAGCCGCTGCGCTTGTCACAGTCACGGCAACACCCATTGGAATAAAGTTTGAGGGTATTCCTATAGAAGCTTCCTTGTGATCTGTACCACTCGCTGCAACAGTAATGGTTGCAGTATAGGTGGAAAGGGTCATCTCATTAGTAAGACCTCCAGTGGTGGAGTTTTTAATTATAGATTTAAAACCGTTTTCTGAACGAACGGGACCGTTAAATGTCGTATTAGCCATATGAATCTCCTGTCTGGGCTATTGTCAGTAACCTTATGTCACTGTCAGGAATAACTTCACTATAACACAGGAAACAAAAAAAGAAAGGGGCAACCAAAGCTGCCCCTTAATTTAGAGAGAGGTAATCTTTTGCAAAAAGATAACCCTACTATATCACATTTTATGCGCCTTCTGTACCAAAAACGCAACGCCAGTCAGATACGCCAAAGCTGTATCTTTCACGTGCTTTAAAACGCATGTTTCCAGTGTCAAAGTCACCTTCCATAGCGGTTTTAATTGGAGTACGCTGAAACAGTTTGAAACCGTTTGGCGCATCTGTTTTGATAAAGAAAGCATCTGTGTCTGTTAAGAAATGATTAACAACAGCTCCGTCTGGCAACATGCCCATTGAGCGCATTGCATTTAGATCGTTGTCAGCACTTCCTGAACGCAGATTTGAGTTCATTACACGTTCCGCAATAAACTGAAGCTCTTTTGGAATAATCAACTTCATTCCACGAACGGCAATTTTCAAACCTCTTTCATCTGTCAGACCTGCGATATCAATAAGCATTTGCTCCATTGATGTTTCATTCAAGTCCGCAGCCGTTGAAAGTTTGTTGCGTTGATTACCAGACAAACTTGGGTGTGCTGTTGAACAAAGTGCTGCACCGTCTCCAACTGGAGCACTTGTGCTAAACGCATTATTCAAAATAGCCGCCGCTTTAATTTGTTTTGTCTGAGACATTGAACGAGCTAGAGCTCTGGTATAACGCGCAGCTAAACGGTCATAAAGGTTATCTTCAATTGCCTCTTCGGTAATTGAAAATGCCAAAGCAATAGTTTCGTGTGTATAACGCGCAGTAAATGTTTCCTGTGCATCATCAAACGAGATTGCTCCGCCTTCACCTTTAACTGGAGCCGTTCCGAATCCACCGAGCATCACTTCTTCTTCGAATGCCCTATCTGAGGACTCTTCGTCAAAAATATCTGAATGCTCGTTTTCGTAACGGTCGTACTCCAAACCAAACAGCGCGTTAAGGCCGGGTTCCAACTCTTTCGCTAGTTGTGCGCGAGAGATAGCCATAATCTAATCCCCTTCCTTATGTGCCGGTTGAATCCGCAGTAGTCTGCGAATCAAAACGACGGGTTGCTGCATTGTAGTGCGCGTTTATACGAACAAGTAAATGCGCGCCAGCCGACGCGTAATCATTGTTTGCATCATCATCAACTAAACCAACAATACGCAAAGGTAAAGTTGCTGTAGTCGCAATTGAAGCCACACTAAGTTGAGAGTTGGAACGTCCTGTACTAGTTACACCAGTACGAGCGGACGTGCCCAAGGACGCGTTTGCAAAAACACCAGTTAAAGCAGTAGCGCGGTCTGTAAGTGTAGCATCTGCGGCAACAACAAACAGTTGATTTGGATTGTCTGCGACAACCGCCTCAACAGGAAAGTTTGTGTTGACAGACACTGAACCCGCACCCGGCCAATAGTTTAAAAAAACTGGTTTTTTCTGCGTGCTATCATGGTACTTCACACCCATTAGGACACCTACCGCAGCGGTTGTACCGCCACTTGTTGCGCCAGCTTGATCTATAACTCCGCCTGCTGTTGGAGTTACAAGTCCATACTGGAAGATAGCGTTAGCATTAGTAGCGTCTATCTCATAGGTGGTAAGGCCGGTGCTATTAGTTGCACTACCGACCAACCCAACGGGACGAAGACCAAAGGCAGTTTCTTGGTTTGCCATAGGATTTTCTCCGTTTTAAATGGGGACACCACGTTATTTACGCGGGCCACCGAAGGTTACACGAGATTGACGATCAGGTTTAGTGATCGTCATGGTTGAATGTGCGTTCTCACGAAGCATGTCTGAATCCACGGCTTCCATTTGGTCTGCATTTCGCTGCGAGAAGTATTGTTCTCGTTCCAAAACCGTTTCAATAGGCATCCTTGCCAGAACTAGTCCACCAACCCCAAACACTCCTTCATATTTACCTGAATCCATCACTGGTGCCTCGAAGTCAGGGTATTCATCGCTACGGACAAGTTCCCATCCCTCTCGTAATCGAGCTGAGATGTTTTTGCGGTCATCGTGACCACGCACTTCAGCACGAATCCAGCGATGCTTGTACCCTTCGGGTGCAGGTGGAGCATCTAGCATGGACGGGGGAGCCCACGGACGCCTTTGCGCCGTTTTCTCCCGTGTTTTGTTTTCGCGAGGGGCACGATCTATGCCGTCATAACGATCTTTTGAATTAGACATTTCTCTTACTCCTTCACATATTTCGCATATTCTTCTAGCGGCACACCCAGCTTTTTAGCTATTGCAACTTGGGTCGGGGTGAGTTTGACCCTTTTACTGCGCCCAGATGTTTGGCGGCTAACTCCAGCGACCGTCTGAGCGGCACGTTTGCTAGAACCGAGCTTTTTCGGAAACTCTGAAATAAGTCTCCGATCAAGTTCATTATAATACTCATCGCTCTCAGGGTCAAACCCTTCTTCTTCAATAAGTTTTTTATGTATCCCAAAAGCAGCAAAAGTCATAACTTCGTCTTTGCCAAACCACACATTTTTTGAAGCCCAATCCTCTGCTTTTGGATCTGGACGTTTAATTTCTGTCGGCTGTGCTTGTTGTGTTGGTTGTATTTGAGCCCCATTTTCTTGTGCTCTTTCCTGCACAGTTTCCTGACGCTGTTGTGCTTGCGAGTATTGCACATTTCTAGCGCCAAGATTAGACAACTGTTCTTGTGCGGCAACAATCGCATCACTATCACCAATATCAATAGCGTGCTTTAAATTTGCTTTTGCTTGAGCTGTTTCAATTTCCAGACTTTTACCATATTGCTCCATATAGCCTTTGTCTAAAGATTGTACCTTCTCTTCCAAAGCTTTTGCTTGCGTCTGCACTTGTTGCGCATATCGAATGGCTTCTTTTTCGCGCTTCTCTGCATCTCGCATTTTCTTTGTAAGTTGATTTATTCTTTTTTGAGCGCTGCTTACCTGTTGCTCTTGCTCATTTGAATCTTCAACCTCTACAGCAGGTTCTTTATCGTCTGCTTCTTTACCGAGCTCAACTTCTGTTTCCTGAGCTTCACTCGTATCAATTTCTATTTCATCTTTCGATGGTTCAAAATTTGTTTTTTGTTCCTCAACTGCTTCCATTTTTTTCTCCTAGAGGCTTAAAATATCATCGGGATCACTAATGACGGCTAATATTTCGTCATCGTTTAGAATACGGACTTCTCCGCCTTCTATTTTAAATCGAGATCCTGAATATCGAGCAAAAATTACCCAGTCGCCTTGCTTACACCAAGCGCCATTAGGAAATTTTTCCTGATCCTTATAGCAAAGTTCGCCTTGCTTCAT